CAATTGGTCGTTGGTTCGATCCCAACCGCTGGAGCCAGTTTTAGGATGACGAGCAGCATTGGTGACTGCAGCGGACTGTAAATCCGTCGCCTCAGGCATACGGGGTTCGATTCCCTGGTCATCCACCATTAGGAGATTAGCTCAGTGGTAGAGCAGCGCCCTTACAAGGCGAAGGTCAATGGTTCGACCCCGTTATCTCCTACCATAAAGGATAATGTTATGCCAATGTATGAAACTACAGTAAGAACACCGCAAGGCGAAGAAACAAAACGTGTATGGGCTGATACACCACAAGAAGCAAAAAAACTTTTTGAGCAATTGTATGGTGGACCTAGAGCGGTTCCATACATTCCAAAAATAGTACCAAGTTAATATTTAACTCATTATGAATAAATTAAAGAATTACTCTTACTATACTAAAATTATTGAGGATAAATCTTTTCAAAAAGATATTATTGATGTTATAGATAAGTTTCCTGATGTACAGAAAAAAAATACCAATGTTAAAGCAAAAATGACAGATTGGTATCTTATGAAAGAAAAAGGATTCAATGAATTATCTAAACATGTGTTAGACTTTGCTGAGGAAGTAACCGAATATCGGTTTAAACGTGCATCTAATTTTAATTTTACAATTAAAGAAATGTGGGGTATTTGTTATGAAAGCAATGAATATACTTTACCTCATGATCATTGGCCTTTTGTATGGTCTGTAGTATATTACATCAATCCTCCGGAAAATTGTCCTAATTTAGTTTTTCCGGAATTGAATAACTATGTTGAACCTAAAGATGGATTACTAGTTCTTTTTCCTGGTTGGATGGTACACGAAGTTCCTCCTAGTTTTTTTGAGGGGAAAAGATATGTTGTTTCTGCAAACATAACTCTTACAGAAAAAATTTAATTATTCTGCCCGTAGCTCAGTTGGATAGAGCAACAGCCTTCTAAGCTGTGGGTCGGGGGTTCGAATCCCTCCGGGCAGGCCAGATTGTTGGGATATAGTGTAACGGCAGCACCGCAGACTTTGACTCTGTTAGTCTAGGTTCAAATCCTAGTATCCCTGCCAAAGTGTTATAAAGTTGTTAATAAAACAAATGCTTGACAAGATTTTGATTCGGTGTTATAATTATGATATAATGTAAATAAGGAGATACAAATGAAACGAAAACGTATCGCCAGGCCCCGCAACCCGCTGGTGGCTTTGGCATTGTTTAAGAAAGCGGGTAAGCATCAAAAAACAAATAAAGCATTACGTAGAGAATATAGAGCGGGCATAGCTCAGTTGGCAGAGCAGTAGACTTTTAATCTATTGGTCGTGGGTTCGAATCCCCCTGCCCGTACCATATAAAAACACATTAGCTTGTAAAGCGGTGATGTGGTCGTAGAGTTAGTGTGTTTTTATATGGTTCCGGTTACTACTTTCCTGAAAGTAGCGTGTGGCGACGATAATTGACCCGGTGGCTATGGCACCGTTAGAGCAATGCAGAGCAGACAACATAGCAGCGTGAGCACTACGTGACACAAGGTCAATTAGTGTTCGGACAGGGTAACAACTCAGCATAGGGGCGATGACTGGTAATCACGTAGCCTAAGCAAGAATACAATGGTGTCTATAGTGTAGTGGTCTGCACGCCGGATTGTGGACCCGGCAGTATGAGTTCAATCCTCATTAGACACCCCATTATATCGCGTGTGAGGCGAGCGCCCTAAGCTAATCTAGTGAAAGCATATGCCTGAAGAGCATGAGAGCCAGGAGCGTAACCTGGAGGGCGCACCTATTAGGAAGTGTGGTCGAGTGGTCTATGGCGCTAGTCTTGAAAACTAGAGATCTGAAAGGGTCCGTGAGTTCGAATCTCACCGCTTCCGCCAGAAATGATTATAGAGAGATAAAATGCCAGCAAGTTTTTTAGTAAGCGACACCCATTTTGGGCATGCCGGCGTATGCCGTTTCCTGCGTGATGACGGTACGAAACTGCGACCATGGGATGATCCAGATGAAATGGATGAAGAAATGGTAAAGCGTTGGAACGAAACTGTTCGACCCAACGATAAAGTTTATCATTTAGGAGATGTTGTGATTAACCGTAAAGCACTTGCTACACTTAGTCGCCTTAATGGTGATAAGGTGCTTATCAAAGGTAATCATGATATTTTTAAATTAGAAGAATACACACAATACTTTCGTGATATCCGCGGCTATCATGTTATGAATGGTATGATACTAAGTCATATACCTGTGCATGAAGAAAGTTTAGCACGATTCGGCACAAACATACATGGACATTTACATTATAACCGTGTAAAGAAAGATGGTGTCATTGATGTTAGATATCATTGTGTTTGCGTAGAACAAACAGATTACCGCCCAATACTGTTTGAAGATGTTATTAAAAGAATCAAAGAAGAGGGCGGTACAGTAGGTTTTAAAAATGGCAATGGGCCAACTATAGACTAGGAGTTATTGTGAGTAATAAATTAAAAGCAATGAAACAAACTGCACTGATGGTTGCATTAGTAACAGGTATCCCTATTATTATTGGTATGCTCTTTACAGCTGAAGTTGCGGGTTGGATAATTCTTTCATTATTCTTTGCAGTTTTTGTTTGGGCAACCTACAGTTTTAATCTTGCATTTATAGAAATGAAAGATATTATCAAATCTAAAGATGGAAATAGTTAAGATCATACTACAAATACTTGGTTATTGGATAGGTCTAGGTATTAGCATTTCCTTACTGATGTATTTGTGTTTAAAGTTTGCAGAAATAGTGGGAGATATGGCTGAGCGGCTTAAGGCAGCGGTTTGCTAAACCGTCGTAGGGCATATACCTTACCGTTGGTTCGAATCCAACTATCTCCGCCAAAGTTTTTCCTCCGGTAGCTCAAGGTAGAGCAGGATGCCTTATAAGCATTTGTCCAGATAAGACCCAGGATGAGGTTCAATTCCTCACCGGAGGACCAAGGTGATGTAGCATAAACGGTAGTGCACCTCCTTCATACGGAGTAAGGTGTTAGTTCAAATCTAGCCATCACCACCATAGTTTCAGATGCGGGTTAGGGAAGAGGTCATCCCGCTAGGCTCATAACCTGGAGACCGCTGGTTCGAATCCAGCACCCGCTTCCATCCGTCGTTAGCTCAACTGGAGAGAGCGCTGGGCTACGGACCCAGAGGTTAGGAGTTCGAATCTTTTACGACGGGCCAATCATTTGCAATTCTTCAAGACCATAGTAATAGTCTTTTAGAATTTCTAATATTAGATCAGCAATTTTTATATTTTTTTCGAAGCCTAATAGTTCATTTTTTCTATGCTCGATTTGCTTTTCAACAATTTCAAGCATTAGATTTTTTCTGTTAGATTTAGTATTAAATCTTCGATTAACTTTTTGTAGCTGATCTAAATGAGCATTACACACATTAATATTATGATGCATATCTGTTTTTATTTTTATGACTTCATTACGCATCATTTCAACAGGATCGTCTATTTCAGGATTTATGGTAGGAATAATTCTTGACATCATCTGAGAAATATGATCTAATGCGGCATTGCGAATGCTTAGATCTTCCGATGATTCGCCTAACAGATCAAATTCTTTTCTGCGGATAGGATCAATTAGAATTTCATATGCTAGTTTTATTCTAACAAATATTTGCTCGTCGCCTCCTTTATCGGGATGATGAGTTTGAGCCAATGAGCGAAATCTGATTTTAATTTCCTCATCTGTAGCATCAATTGGTATGTCTAATTCGATGTAAGGATTCATGGCTATAAATTATTTTATAGTATTTATTAGGAGGTAGTATGTCAGGAAAAGGTTCCAAACCAAGACCTTTTAGTATAACACGAGAAGATTTCGTTACTAATTGGGAAAAAATTTTTAGTGTTAAAGAAGATAACACTGGTACTGATAAAAACAGTTACCAAGATATTTTATCCACAGAAGATGCAGTGTTATCTGCTCTAAAAAAAGTGGAGGACAAATGAGTCTCGCTGGTGTTAACGGCAGCATAGCGGTCTCCAAAACCGAAGGACGGGGTTCGAATCCCTGGCGGGGCGCCAAGTATTTTGCTTTGCTTTTAGCTTTTGTTACTTGCTTTTCTTTTTCGCATGAGGTTAATAGAAATCATGTGCATAAAAAAGCAGTAGCTCAAAAGGCACAAAAAAAGAAAGTACAAAAGAAAACTGCAAAGAAAAATACTAGTAAAAATAAACAAGCAAGGCAAGTGATAACAGATCCTCTAAGTTACTTAGTATTCAATAATGGTTTAAGAACATTGGAATACACAAAGAACGTAGAAACTGTTAGACCGATAGCAAGTGTAACTAAATTAATGACAGCCATGGTTGCATTAAATTATGACTTAGATCTATCTAGAAAGTTAAGTATACAATCTAAGGTAGGCGGAAGCTTGCCTAGAAATAGAATGTATACGAGAGAAGAACTACTTAGTGCGATGCTTGTAAAAAGTGATAATTCTGCAGCAGAAACTTTAGCTAGTGATTTTCCTGGGGGAAGAACAGCGTTTATTCAGGAGATGAATAAATTTTCTAGAGCTCTAGGAATGCAGCATACTAACTTTGATGATCCTACTGGATTAAGCGCAAGCAATACTTCCACTGCTCTTGATGTTGCGGCGATGGTAGCAAAGGCTGCACAGTATACAAAGATAAGAGAAACTAGTACAAAGCAACAAATTGAAATAGATACTTATGGTAAAAGAAAGATGAGAAAGTTAGTTTTGAATAATACTAACAGACCTGTTCTTTTTAATTTTGATGATATTGTAGTTAGCAAAACAGGGTTCACAACTAGAGCAGGATTTTGTTTGGCTTTAGCTGTGGAAAGAAATGGACAAAGATACTCAGTTGTAATTTTGGGTTCAAATAATAAGCAGTCAAGAATATCAAAAGCTGAGGATATACTTAAACATCATATTTTAGAAGTTAAGGAAAAAAGTAATATTGACGCCTAGTTGAAACGGTGTTATTATTAGATCAATGTAAAGGGGAATTGAAATGCGAAGAAGTTTGAACATTCAAGAAATCAAAAGTTTCATTGAATCGCAAGGCCCGGATACTAAAATTTATCTGGGAGCAGACTCCGAACGATATAAATTTAATGGCAAGTGGTATGCGGACTACACTATTGCTGTAGTTGTACATATTGATGGTCGCCATGGTTGTAAAATTTTCGGTGAGGTTCAAACTGAACTAGACTATGATGCAAAAAGCAGTAAGCCTTCTATGCGTCTTATGAACGAAGTGTACAAGGTTGCAGAAGTTTATCAAAAGATTATAGATGTTATTGGTGATAGATATGTTGAAATTCATTTAGACATCAACCCTGACGAAAAACATAATAGTAGTATTGTAATTCAGCAAGCGGTTGGTTACATCAAAGGTATGTGTAATGTTGTGCCTATGGTTAAACCTAAAGCATTTGCAGCAAGCTATGCTGCAGATAGATTGAAAGAACTTCTTGCAGCGTAAAATAGCCCTTTTAGTTAAATGGTATAACAGTTGATTTGTAATCATCTATCGGCAGTTCGATTCTGTCAAAGGGCACCAATTATTTTAAGGATAAATACATGATAACACCCAAAGCAGGTTTTAATATGAAAAAAGATATTAAAAGAAGTTTATCTCTTTTTGAGTTTAAGGATTCACATGCACGAGGCGAGTTCAAACGTCTTATGATTGAAGCTCAGATTTTCGAGGGCATTCAGCCTAGAAAAGAAAAAGAGAAAAAAGAATCTGAAGATTAATGGAAGGAAAATATGAGTATTCAAGCAGCTAGTGATCTTTTAGGAGTTATGCTTTTGGTTGGTACGGGCATTGCCTTCCTCGGAGTTGTGATTGTGTTTTTAAATAATATAATTCACAGGTACTGGAAAAAACTTAACTGGTTTACCTTTTTGAATTTCACCGAGGAAAAGAAATATTCCACTCAAGAATCAGTTTTAGAAAATAAGCAAACAAGGAGACTTTGATATGCAAAGAGAACTTTTGAGAGAAGATGGTCCTAAATGCGGATGTGGTCGTAGTCCAAGTGGTTATTGCATTGGTTGGCATAGCCTAAGCGAATCTGAATATAAAGATCGTTTAGAACAATACAAACAAGATTTGGGTGAGAACGACAAATGAGTTCTAAATCATTAAGCAAATTATCCAAGGTATCAGAATCAATTACTATCAATCGTTATGATAATGGCTGGATGGTAGAGGTCGGTGGTCGAGATTCAGATGATAATTGGAAAGTAGCTAAAATTGTTTGTGATAAAGAAAATGATGTAACATCTTTAATTAAAGAATGGAATTCTAAAGAGAAAGAATAAGTTAATGCGGGATTAGTTTAATGGTAAAACGAAAGCCTTCCAAGCTCTAGTCATCGGTTCGATTCCGATATCCCGCTCCAGATTATGCGAAAACAAAAAGACGAATCATATCAAGATTGGGTAGACAAGGTTCGTCTTTTTGAATATGGCGTGGCACTGCAAAGAATAGCAAATGGTGAGAATGTGGATGACGTTTTGGAGTCCATGTCGAAAAAAATAAATCAAAAACTATTGCATCCTTTGATAGAATCAATCAAAGAATCGCATCCCAGTAATTATGATCCTTTGATGTCAAAAGAAAGTTACAAAAAGAATTATTTGGATAAAACTAATCCTGTCGCAGATCATATGAATGATGTGGCAGGATAGTGCTTGACAAAATTTATTGTTGGTGTTATAATGTTGATATTGCCCGGGTGGTGAAATGGTAGACACAAAGGACTTAAAATCCTTCGCCGCAAGGCGTGCCGGTTCGAATCCGGCTCCGGGTACCATTTTTTATAAGGAGTTTGAATGAGAACTATTGGTTATAAACTTAAACCTTTTTCAATTACGGGTGTTAAGCCCGGTCAACCTGCAGATCCTTTTTTCACCATTACCGAAAAAGATTATTCGGGTAAGTGGAAAGTGATTGTATTCTATCCTAAAGATTTTACTTTTGTATGCCCTACAGAAATCGTAGCATATGATAAGTTGAATAAAGACTTTGAAGATCGTGATGCAGTTCTTCTTACCGGTTCTACCGATAATGAATTCTGCAAATTGGCTTGGCAAAATGCTCATGAAGATCTAAAGAAGATTACTCATACACAATTTGCCGATGTACTTCGTGATCATTGGATGCACAGTGACAATGAAACTGAAGATCATGTATTTAGTGATGGCAAGCGTATTCGCGGACTTGCAGAACAGTTGGGCGTATTTAATCATGAAGTAGGTGCTGCTCTTCGTGCAACCTTCATCATTGATCCAAATAATGTTATTCAACACGTTACTGCAAACAACCTAGATGTAGGTCGCAATCCAGAAGAAACACTTCGTGTTCTAGATGCACTACAGACAGGTGAGCTTTGCGCTTGCAATCGTGTAGTTGGTGGCGAAACTCTAAAGGTATAATATGAATTGGATCGAACCACTTAAAGATGGTTTGCCCGAATATGCAAAAGATACGAAGCTTAACATTGATGCTGTTATGCTTCGTAGTAAGTTGGAGCCCGCGGTAGCTGAAGGTTGTGCTTTAGCTGCTGCGTTTGCAACAGGCAACGGCAAACTCGTTTCATTTATACAGAGTAGTTTCACTAATGATGTAAAAGAAAGAGATGCTGCATTATCCGCAGGTGCTATTATGGCACAGAACAATGTATGGTATCCATATATTGAAATGGCAGATGATGCTAATCTCAAAGGTCTTCCTGCTCAACTTCGTATGAATGCAATTGCATCGCACGGTGGAACAAGCAAGACAAACTTTGAAGCATATTCTTTAGCAGCATCTATTGTAGGTAAGTGTCACTTTTGCGTTAAGGCGCATTACGAAACTTTAAAGCAGGAAGGATGGTCAGTTGAACAATTGCGCGATGTTGGTCGTATCGCAGCAGTAATCAATAGTTTAGCTAAAATCCTTAATAGTTAATTAAGTTGGGGCCGGAAGCTTAATTGGTATAAGCGTCCGACTCATAATCGGGGGACAGTGAGTTCGAGTCTCACCCGGCCCACCATTTAAAGGAAGACTATGTTAGGTATCGTTGAAAACAAGTATCCGGATAAAGGTCGCTATACTTCTCAGGAAGCAGCTAAGAAAGTAGGCGGAATTTATGATCTGGTTTTGATTGCAAGTGCTAGAGCAAGAGAGTTAAAAAAGCACAAGAATGCAGACACAGCCAGAAGTATGATTGTGGAAGCTTTGGCGGATGTGGAAGATGGTAAAGTAGGTAAGGACTATCTAAGACGTCACCAAAAGGATATTGCTAATCAATATCGCAAACACAAATGAACAACTTGTAATAGACTTTTATCAAAAAGTATATTATAATTGTACTGTAGTAAAAGTGCTACATTTATTTTTTTATTTTTATGGAGATCATTATGTTGAAAGATCGTATTTTGAAAGTGCTTAAGTCTGGTCGTCAGTTTACCCCTGCTCAACTCGCAGGTATGACCGGTACCACTGAGGATAGCATTCGTCCTCGTATCAGCGAGCTTCGTTCAGAAGGCTTTGCAATCTATACCAACAGCACCAAAAATGGTAAGACTGCATATCGCCTAGGTACTCCTAGCCGCAAGATGGTTGCCGCAGCATACCACTTGTATGGTAGCGAGGCGTTTGCTCGGGTTTAATTTTTTAAATTGCCTAAACTTATATTATGAATACTGACTTCTCAAATCCTGTAGTCAAAAAAGAAATGAATAAACTAGTCTCTGCCAAGCGCAGTGGTCTAGTCAAGTTGTCGCAAGAACAGCTTGAGAGTATTGCTGAGTACTCTAAATGGAAATATGAGCAAAAGAAAGCGTCGCTTTCTCCACAAAAGAAAGCGGCAATCCGTAAAAAGGTACGAAACGCACATCGTGCCAAGAAAGCGGATCCTGCAAAATTCGGAAAAACAGAACATACAGCTCTTAAGAATAGAGCTAAAGAAAAGAATCTTGCATTTGATTTGACTCCTTCCTTTTTACAGGACTTGTTTGATAGCACGGGTGGGCTATGCCAACAAACAGGAATTCCTTTTGATATGACTTTAGGCACTAAAAAGAATCGTAACCCTTTACGCCCAAGCATCGATCGTATATCTTCGGATGGTGGATATACTCAAGATAACGTAAGAGTCGTTTTGACTCTAGTTAACATCGCAAAATCGGACTTTTCCGACGATGTTGTAAACAAAGTTATTAAGGCCTGGGCTGAAAAAATCTAAGTTTTACCTTCCCCTTAGGGCGGCTTCGGTCGCCCTTTTTTTGTCTCGTATTGTTCAAATATAAATATTATGAAATCAATATTCAAATGGACTTACTATGACCTTTGCATTTAAAGCCTTTCTTCTAGAAGAATACCTAAACGAAGCGGTTTCAGCTGTTTCCAACGATGATAAGGGAAAGTTACACGAACTGTTACTTGCCAAACATCTCAGTGCGGATAAAGAAGAAGAAAAATATCTACCCCAACACTTCAGAGCAGTATCCGAGGAATCCAAAAGTGCCGGTCATGCTGGTACTCCTGGAGAAGTTCATGATCGCCTAAGAGAAAAAATTGGCGAAGAAAACTATGCCATGATTGATGCACACGCTGCCAAAACAGCTAAAGCATATAAGGATAAATTGAAGGCTGAAGGAGCGATAGGAAAGGATAGCCGCATAGGTGATATCCATTGGACCTCTAACCGAGATACTGGTAAAAAAGCTGGCGATCATGAGAGGCTAACGGGAGTTAAAGATATCAATTCTAACGCCGATTTAATTGCCACATTCCATGATAGTAAAGGAAACATCATAAGTAGAAGAGGCATCTCTGCTAAATATGGTTCAGGCGAAAAACCCAATTATAAAAATCCAGGCGCAGCTTCATTAGAAGAAATGACTGGTCTAAGACCAGGACGCATTGAGGAGGTCATGGCACCACATCATAAGCTAATGGAAAATATCGGCTATCAAGGTAGTATGGAGCAGCGTAAAAGACAATATAAAGTAGATGCTCTTGTAGCTAAGCACGGTGCAATGCACGTAAGAAAAATAGTAGCAACTGCAGACAATGCTAAAAAAAATCTAGAGGCAAAACGAGCAGTTAGTAAAGAAGATCAATCGTTACTAAAAGAACATGAAAAAGAACTACCTTATATGAAACAATTTCTAGATGCACATGATGCCCATCATGATCAACAGCAGTTTGTTCAGTCTGCGAAAGATAGAACAGAGATGGCTGAGAAATCTAAACGAGACCATCTTGGGTTAGTGGCGAAAGAATTGCAGAATGGTATGAAAGAAAAAATAGGGCAAACTGGCGATTATAATCCAAAGGCGGTGGGCAAACAACTGTGGGAGATGATTAGAAATAATGTGTCGCCAAAGACAGTAATACCTCACGATGTTGTACATAGTTGGACACAACCTAATGGAGATGTTGAACCAGTAATAAAAAATTCGAGAAACATTGCAGATGATCACATGCACAAGTTTGAGAATCTGCACGTAGCAAGCGATGTAAAATCTGGTCTCGTAATACGAGGTACACATAAAGCATCAGGTCAAGTAAGAAACGTAGCAACCTTTGGATTGAAAACACAATCGGGTCCGCATTCATCAGTTTTAGCAACATTAAACCTATGATAAAACTTTTTAGAAACTTTCTAACAGAACAAGAAATAAAATCTAAGTCTGCGAAACACATTACTCATCTTGCAGGTGAAGAACATTTTAACGGCAGACAAGAAACTCAAGCAGATCTAGCTAGATTAGAACACTTACACAAATGGATGAGTGGCGAAAAAACTAATACTAAGTCTGTAGAAATTAAAGCGGATGGCTCCCCTTCTTTTGAAATGGGGTATGTAACAAATCCTCAATCCGGACAAAAAGAATTTGGTGTTGCATATAAAGGTGCGTCAAAAGGATTCGCTTTTACCCCTGAGGATGTTCAAGAAAAATTTGGACACTCGCCTGGTCTTGCATCTAAGATGGGACAAATTTTAGAGCATGGTTCTAAGGTTGTATCTAAGATACATGGTGTGTATCAAGGCGACTTTATGGGCAGTAAAAAAGATGGTACTCTGAAGAAAGAAGGTAATGAGATTACTCACAAAGAGAATCTAATTAAGTATCATTATCCTACAGATTCGGAAGAGGGCAGAAAGTTAGCAAAGGCAAAAGTTAGCTTACATCTTCATACCAGAATAGATAAAGAAGAACCTGAGTACGATATAGATAAAAGTAAATTCTATAGCTCTTCGGATGTGCATATTTTCAATAATACTTTAAATAGAAAAAATTTAAATTATAATCTTGATGATAGAAAAGAATTTGAAAAGCATTTTAATGCAGCACATAAAAGTTTATCCGCAATAGAAAACCATGATGAGCTGGTCGGAGGACACTCTGAGCATCTACATACATATATTAATAAAACAGTTAGAGAAGGTACGTCTCCAAATGTTCAAGGATATACTTCACATCTGAAAAATAGATTACAAAAGGAAGTTGACAAGGTTAAGAAGCCTGAAACTAAATTAAAAAAAGCTACAGATATGCAGAATATGGTTAACCATATTTCTAGAAACAAAGATGGTTTTAAGAATCTTTTTGATGCACATAAGAGTTTAGATTCAGCTAAAGGCGTATTGCTTAAAACACTACAGAGCAGCGGATACAATCAAAAGCATACTATAGATGGTAAAGAAACTCATGCCGAAGGATTTGTTGTAGCTAACGGCGACGGTACTCTATCGAAGGTTGTTGATCGTAGCAAGGAAGGCTTTGCAGGAAAGAACTTAAACAAATGATAAGTTTTAAAGAATATCTAACCGAAGATACTAAGAATCATTCTTTACATGTATTTGATATAGATGATACTCTGCTTCATACGACTGCTAAAATACATGTGAAAAATTCTGAGGGCAAGGTCGTAAAGACTTTAACCAATCAACAATTCAATGACCACAAACTTCCTGCGGGTCATAGTTATGACTTTAGTGAATTTAGAAGTGCCGAAAAGTTTAGAAAAGAATCTAAACCTATTCATACAATGCTTGGTAAAGTTAAATCGCTTACAAGTCAACCCGGACATCACGTCATATTCAATACCGCAAGAGCAAATTTCGACGACAAAAATACTTTTCTAAGAACCTTTAGAGATCACGGAATATCTATGGATAAGATTCACGTGATTAGGGCGGGTAACATTAATATGGAAGGTTCGCCTGCCGAGAAAAAAGCTGTAGTTATACATGGCTATCTAAAGAAACATAAGTATAAAAATGTTCATATGTATGACGACAGCAAAACCAATTTAAGAGCGTTTTTAAATCTTAGATCTAATCATCCTGATACTAGTTTTCATGCACATCATGTAGAAGGCTCTAAGGCAACTAGATTCGTACACGAGAATTTTGCTGATGGTCGTAACCCAGAGGACAAAGGTGATAGCAAACGCTACAATGTACCAACAAAAGCTAGCATTACTACTTTACGTCGTATAGCTAAAGAGGGAGGACGTAGAGGACAATTAGCGCATTGGATGGCTAATATGAAGAGCGGTAAGCGCAAGAACTAGCATTATTAACAGGGTACATAGCAAAGTATAAATTCATGTCAATGGAAAGTCAATGAAAAGTATAAAAGAAAAGCAATTTTTGGTTAACTTAGCTAAAGCTTTGGGGCAGAATGCTGATCCTAATTTGGTTAAAGAAATAAATTCTTTTAATAGTATTAAAAGAGATGCGCATGAATCTATTAAACGTAGCGCACTAAAAGATTTAACTGAGGCGTTTAAAGGTGCAAAATTAGAAAATGAGGTAAAGCAGATAATTGACTATCCTTTGCCACCAACTTTAGATGAAGCACTTACCCTTATTGAAGAGGAGAAGCCAAAAAATGAGTTGGTACAGACACAATCCGAAAAAACATCCATTGCCGAAGAATCCCTCACCCCCATCCCCGAACCAACCCTTGCCGAAAGAGCTGCAAAGTTCATAAGTGAAGCTCCCAAGGATAGTTTTCAACAACCCGACCCTGAACCTGTAGATAAGAATTTTGATGAGATTCAGCGCAAGTTAAAATTCTTAGAACAAGCCATTGGAAAGATTGCAGTAGCAGGTCCAGGCGGCGGCGCAGTTAATTTAAAAGATTTAGACGATGTTTCTAGATATACAGTTGTTAATGCGATTGATGGGCAAATATTAACGTATAACGCCCAATCTAAATTGTGGGTAGCAAAAAATCATGCTGCTACAGATATAGTTGCAGCACTATCATCGGATAAACATCTGATTGTGAATGCGAATGGACAAATTGCAGCGAATGTATATGCAACAAAACGTAGCATGTCCAATATAACACTATTTGGTTCTTTTTCGGACAATACTACGCAATCTTGTAATGCAAATACTGCGACTATTATAAGGTTAGGTTCGACGGACGGTAAATATGGTATAAATTTATCAAATGCAAATACTCATATAGTATTTACTGAATCGGGTGTATATAATATACAATTCAGCGCACAACTAACAAACAGCGATAATCAGTCATCTCAAGCATTTGTATGGTTCAGAAAAAATGGTACAGATATTGCGGATTCTGCAAGTGTAGTAACGGTTCCAGCAAAGCACGGAAAGGGCGATGGCGCTACTATTGCTGCCTGGAATTACTTTATAACCATAAACAATCCAAATGAGTATGCGGAAATTGTTTGGTTTACGTTAGATGAAAATAAAGTAAAACTTAGAGCAGATGCAGCAGCGAATTTGGTTGTTGGAGTTTCTCCGCCGATACCTAGAATTCCATCCGTTATCGTTACAGTGAGTCATGTAATTTAACCAAACATTCAAAACATATAAATAATAAGAATTATATTTCGATAGAGCTCATGAATTTTAAAGAATTTATTACCGAGGGGACAAAAAAGGATACCATAGTTGTTCTCAATGGCCGCATGAATCCAGTAACTCGAGGCCACGAGGAAAACGTAAACGGTATGCTTTCTTTTGCGAATAAGCATAGTGCCGATCATTTGGTAATTGCTTCACATTCCCAGGACAATAAAAAGAATCCTCTGAAACCGGAGCAGAAACTCCGTCATCTAAAACGAGCATTCCCTGGGGTAAACGTCAAGACCTCAGACAAAGATAATCCTACAATTTTCCATCAGTTATCCCAAATACACGACCAAGGATACAAGCACGTAGTTCTTGCTAGCGGTGCAGATAGGACTGAGGACTATGAACGAATAAAACAATACAATGGTAAAGCAGGTAAGCACGGTTACTATAATTTTAATTCTATAACCACCGCAAGTACCGGTGAAAGAAAAGAAGGCATATCAGGAACAGATATGCGTAATCATGTTTTAAATGACAATTTTAAAGAGTTCAAAAAGAATCTTCCTTTATCTTTAGCAAATAACCATAAGTATGCTACAGATATTTTCAATGATGTTAAGGCAGGCCTCGCTGCTAAAGATAAAACTCCTGCAGCTAAACCAAAGCCAAAGAAATTTGCTTACGCTCCTGTAAACGAAGATTACGAAAACCCATATCGCTTCGACTGGGGTACTCCTGGTGGCACAGATTATATGAAGGATATGACTCCAGGCATGAAGATTGAGTGCGCAACGCCTGAAACAGTTTGGAGCGAAAAGATGGGCAAATGTGTGCCTGTCAGAGAAGCATATATTAATAACGAGATTTTTAGATTAGATGAGATTGTAGAATCCACTAATGGAGATGTTGGTCCCATCGTATTCAGAGGATCAACTTATGTTACTATGAAATTAAATGATGGCACCACAGTAAAGCACTGGTTAAAAGATATCAGAGAATCTACAGGAAAAGTTGTAGAAAAAATTGTCGAAAAGAAAAATGAACCTCCTGTAGTTACCTATAGAAAAAGATTTAACGAAAAAAGAATACCTGCATTGTTAATGACAAAAGAACAGCTTTTAGAAATGAATAAGGCGAATAGTCAGATAACATACATGGGATATAAAACACAACATCTAGATATGTGTCCCTCGGCAGCTTCTTTATTCAAGAAACTAATTGGCATACCTAAATTAAGTCCTAAGTATATACTACAAGCATTACAAGCTACAGATCAATATCTTGGTATTGAAAAAGAAGCTGTTGCTAAAGGTTTTGCCAATGAGCAAACAATTCATGATTTTAATATGAAGTTTGCCATTGCACATGACACTCTAAATATGTTATATGTAAATGATGAAAACCTTGATTTTATGAAAGATCATATGAAAGTTATGTCTGATCTTTCTATGCACAGAGATGGCACATTTGCAAATGAGCCAATAAGTACAGTTACAGTACAAGGAACAAGTATGGAAGAAGGATTTGATAGTGCGGACTATAAGATTGTTAT